ACTTGGCATCTCTTCGCCCGTGAGACCACCGGCAAGGTGTCCCATTAAGTGATTCTTGGAGATCAAGCTAATAGCCCCGCTGCACCAAAGGCCAAGAACGGCGGAGACGACTACTGCTTGCTCTACGAGAGCCTAGATCAATTTGATTACCGACATGAGACCGGGCTTAAGCGTCTGCATGTGAACCCAATCGTTGTCGTTCTGCAACGTTGGCGTAGGCTGGCCAAGCATCAGCGAGGCATTCTCGATAAGCTGGGCGCGTTGAGCCGCGATTTGATCCGATTGGTCTCCGTCCGGCAGAACGATTGATTGGATGAATGTCTCGTCTCCTGATCCTTCTGCCATCACACGAGCGAGGGCAGATTGCTTAAAGAGGGGATTTCCAATCACGCTTGCCGCGAATGCGGCGCGCTTCTGGGCCGCAAGGTCAGTAAAGCATAGGATGGACTGGACCGGGGTATCGTTCTTAAGCAGCTCAAGCTCCTCGGTTGTGAGAACTTCGCGGAGACGTTTAATAAGGGCAACGGCCTTTTCATCTGGCGACTCTTCATCGCATAGACGGCGCGTAATAGCGCGGACAAATGGGGCAAACTGAATGAGGAACGTCTCAAGCATATCCTCGCGAAGCTCTTGCTGGTCAGATACCTTGGCGTTGATTTGCGACGCCTTAATGTCGGACGGCTGAAGCGGGATGGGGGGAATGAACGAACCGATCTTCTCTCGGGCAATCTGGCTTAGTTTCTGGTCAAGCAGCTCGTATCCCTGCACGTCCTGCGGCATTGCGGCTGTATTGCCTGCGAACTGAGCGCCGGACACGATCATGGTGTCGGAGGTGACATTAAGCTTAACGTCATTGACGTTCTTTGCTTCCGGCACCTGCAACTTCATCTTGTTAGTCATGCGCAGGTTATCAACCGAGTCGCAGCGAACTCGCTCAACCTGAACAGCCATATCGTAGAGGATTTGGCCTACGCCCCATACGCCATGCAGCGTGCCATCGCCAAAGTCATAGGCGATAGTGGAAACGCAGTCCTCCATCGAATCAAATTGATCTAGGCTCTCGTAGAGCAAGCAGTAGTCGTCTCCGCCGTTCTTGGCCTTTGGTGCAGCGGGGCTATTAGCTTGATCTCCAAGAATCACGTAATGGGACACCTTGCCGGTGGTCTCACGGGCGAAGAGATGCCAAGTGCTGATTACCTTGTAGCCCTTGGAATAGGCGAAGGTCCATGTAGCCTGACGGATAAGCTCGGTGTAGGAGCGGGCGTTGGGATAGGTGGAGTCTACGGCTGGCGTAGAGGCGTTGTTAATGGCCGCGACCACGGCCTCCTCTTGCCATTCATCTCGTCCGGCCTCTTTGTTTGCTTTGAGCAAGCGAAGCAGTTCATCGGGCTTGTAGTCATACTTCGCCATGAAGAACGCGGGCTCGGTGTCCATAACCTCAGTTCCTTGCGGAACAAAGCCCTTATCCATGCGAAGCAGCGTTGGACGCCACTCATACTTATCAAAGAAAGCGTTAAAGGCGAATCCGAAGGTGGATACCTCACGGGCTAGGCCGCGAACGTAGAAGTTCCATTTCGGCCAAGAACGGATAGCCTTGGTGATTTCCTGCCGGAAGAATCCGGTCTTCATCTCTCCGTCAGCCCAGCCAACAGGCAGGGATGCAGAGGTGAGATACTTGGCGGTCTTGATCGGCATATACAGGCGCGGGGCAACCTGTTTACACTCAGACGCAAGAAAGCCGGTAGAGATGTTTGTTTTCCATCCCTTACCGGCGTTATCTAGCTTCTTTTGATTATATGGACGTTCACCGTTGATTTTGGAGGTGATGCGCGCGGCATTGCTAATGCCCTTCTGCCAATCGTTCTGCATTGTCTCGCAGACCTCCTTCGCCTGACTAGCGTTGGAGATTACGCGATTCTTAACTTCCAGTGAACTTGATACCTCTGGGTCATTTCCAGCGAAGGTATTGATCTGTCCGGGAGATTGTGGTGCTGCTTGATTTGTGCCCATTTCCTTTTGTTGAGGCTACAGTTGTAAACAAGTTGCTTTTGTCAATACAATATCTTGAAAACGTCTACTTTTGAGTAAAAACAGAACAAAACGGATCGTTTTTTGCAATATATTCAAAGATATGAGACCTTAATCTAGGAATTGCCTCATGTATTCTCTTTGGGTCGGCATCCACTTCTATCTCGCGCAGCGGGCGCAGGCGACCATCGACAACTAGCCACCTGCGACCGTCATGTTCAACTATGATGTCGCATTCCATATTATTGCTTTAGAACGAAATACGGAACGCACATACCTTGTGTGGTATGGAACTGACAGGACTCTTTGGAAAAGAACACCGAAATCGCACATTCCTCACCTTCTCCAAAACGCTGCTTGTCGATTACGATTTGGCCATCTGGTTGGTCCATCCACTTGACTAATTGCTCGGTCTTTGTGATCGGGTCCATATCGGTAGCGTTTTGAATCTCGTCCATCTTCTTCTTCTTCATCTTATTGCGCCAAAAGATGATGATGTTAAAGGCGGCGTTGGTGATGTCGGAGGACCCAGCTACGTCGGACTTCGTTGGGACTGAGTATTCGTTGCCGTTCTGGGTCTTGCGTGAGTGGGCGACGAGGATGACGTGGGCTCCCGTGTTATTGCAGAAAGTGGTTAGCTTGTCTACGAAGTCGCGGGCACCAGCGTAGTCCTCTCCCGATAGACCGCACTTGAAGAGCGAGTCGATAACAAATACGTCGATTCCATGGCGTTTACGAGCATACTCCATGGCTTGCATGAGGCGGGTCACGTTGACCGTGCCGATGCAGTCCAAGAAGAACATGGCGTCGTTAATCCAGTTGATGCACCCTTCGATCTCAGCCTTCTCGGAATGTTTCTTTCCGAGAGCGCAGCGGGTCATGTTATAGAGCGTCATACCGGGCTTGATTTCCAGCGACGCATCCATGACCTTGAGATGGTGGGATACGAGGTGTAGCATGAGCTGGTTAAGGCCCGCGGTTTTGCCGTGACCGCTGAATCCAGAGAGGATGGTCAGTTCGCCTTTACGGACACGCCAAGGAAGCGAAGGAGTCCACGGAGTCTCGGTTCCGCGAAGGGACGGATCGGTGTTGTAGTAATCCATCACCTCGGATTTGAAGTCTTCCGGGCGCTTGATTTCATCCAGCTCGATGCCCTTGGCGTCAGCTAGGCACTTGAGCATCTGCTCGCGAGCTAGGCCGGACACCAAGCAATCGTTAGCGTCCTTCTTTGGTAGCGTGACGATGTAGCAGCGGTGGAGGCCGAGGCGCTTGCAGACCTCTAGCGCGGCGGCGCGACCGGGTTCATCCATGTCGGTAGATACGTAGATTTTCTCGAAACGCGCGAGCCACTCCCAATCGACATCAACCCACTCAAAGTCAGATACTCCGTTAGGGATAGAGACGGCGGGAATCTTCCATGAGTTCCATGAAAGCGCATCAATCTCGCCCTCGCAGATTACAAGCTCGGAATCGTTTTCGGTAATGAGATTCTTTCCGTAGAGGCAACGCTTAGTCCCTTTGGTGGTCCAAGTGTCTTTCTTGCCATCAGGACGCTCTAAGCGCAGGAACTTGCGGTGGGCCGTGATCCATCCCTTTTTCTCGTCATCGTAGTCCGCGAAGTTGAAGACGATAGCCTTGCCGTCGTCCGTTTCGCTTATCTTGGAGGATGCGACCACGATAGGGTCGAGCCGACGCTCGCCCACGAGGTAGTCCATTACGGGGGTATTTGTGTCGATTGCGCGCACGCCATTGGCATGGGGCTTGGCGTAGGTCTTTGGCTTGTGGCGCTTGACGCCGAAGTTCTCGTCCTTAACTCCAAGCCAATCCTTTGCCTCGCGGATAGCCGCCGAGAAAGAGACATGACGGACCTTTGACCACAACCAAAGGGGAGTAGCTCCTTTTGAGTCTTTATCGGCAAAGTCGATAAAGCGGCCCGCCGCAGACCCGCTCATGGTTACTTGCAGCGAAGCTCCGGCCTCGCCATCAATACCCCCAACTACCCAGTGATTACCCTTGGCCTTTCCGTTCGGAAGTAAGTGCAGGCAAAGCTCTTCCATTCGAGACAAGAGAAGCTGGTTTACGCTAGCCGAATCATAATTGTTCATGTTATAGTCCCTGCGGGACGTTCCTCCATTGTTTTCCTAGGCAAATTGTAGATACTTGAGTCTGAGTTATTCCGTAGCAATTGGCTATGTCTATCTGCTTTGCGCCAAGTTTCCTGACGATTCTTATGTCGATTACATCTCCCTCGCTCAATCTTGAGTTTCCGTTTCCTGCGCCGGACTGGTCGTAAAGAATCCCGTTTCTCTTCCTGTCTTTTATGTTCTCTGATCGCGTCCCCCAAGCTAGATTCTCGACCCTGTTATCGGTGCATACGTCATTTAGGTGCCTAATCTCCGCCTTGTTAAATGGTCTTTGTCCCAAAAAAGCCTCGGCAACGAGCCTGTGAACCGCGTGGACGCGAACGTATTTTCGGTTCTTCCCTTTGTTATATTTTTCTCCGGGCCTAACTAGGTCAACTAACTTGTGGGCGGAGCACCTAGACCTTGATGTTTTAAGCGGCCTGCCGTGAACTCCAAATACAATTCCGGTGTCGCTAACCGAATACCTTGGGTTGAATAATACTTTAGCTATTTTCATTTTACGAGGGCGTAAGAAATTAAGACCTATTCCAAACCTGAGTTCTGGTTAATTTACCAGACTTTTTAGCGTCTTTCTTGATCTTGGCTAGCTCGGCCTGAATTTCAAGAAGCGTCTTTTCGCCTCTTTGCATTTGGGCTATGAGATTTGCCCTAACATCCATTGAATCCGCAACCTGTCCCGCATTCTCTGCGTCCAAGATTGCGTTTGTCTTATCATAGTTTGCCTCTAAGCGTGTGCGTGTTTGCATATTTCCTTTCGATGTGTGTGTGCTGACGAAATACAGATGAAGGGACCGCGCTTAACCAAGATACGCGATAGACGGGAAAGACTTGAGCCGCAGCCCCAGAGGCAAACAAAGAAACCCCTGCTTGATGATCCGCCTGCCCTATGGCCCCTTCAAAGAACCGACCCAGCATGATGCTTGAGGTTCTGCCTGACTTTCAATTTCGGAGAACGCATCCGGGGTCGTAAGGAAACAGAAGACAGAAATATCTGCCTTATGCAATGAACAAAAACCAAGTTGCTTTGGAGCTTCGTAACCCCTTCTAAGGAGGAAAGTTCTTTGAGATAATGATTCGGTCTCCGGAGTGGATTTCCAATCAAATGCCTTGTTGTGCGGGCATGTCTTGCAGGCCGCCATCCTATCCTCTGCCTCCTTGGTGCTTACAATTGATTTTGGCGGGTTTCTCCATGCTCGTCCTACCCATCTGGCCCACTGCTCGAAATAACCGCTAGATTTCGATTTAACGGCCTTTTCATCAATCAATACCATGTAGGGCCACTTCTCTAGGTAGTAGCGTAGAATCTCTTGATCTGGGTCTCCTGCCGGGAGCATGTTCATTACCCGAAACTCGTAGACCTTCTTGGATAGACGCGAGAAGTCGTCTGCCGTAAAGGTTATACCGTGGGACGGGAATTGGTGGCCGCCGATTGGTCCGCGCTGCTGGTCAGAATTAAGCTTGAGCATTAAAATAGTCGTTTATCTGCTTTTCCACGGGCTCGTTTAGTTCATATATCTTATTCGACACCTCGCGGAGCATATACGCAGGCCAATAGCCCGCGCGCTGTTCCGGGTAAAACACGAAGAACCCATCGACCTCCCTTAGGATTTGTCCGATCTTAGCGCCGTTTTCAGCGAAAGCATCAAACGCATGTTCGTCTATTTTTATGGTTTTCATTCGAGTCCTTCTTTTTCGCCACCGTCATCGCTCATCGAGTCATCGGATTCAACTACAATCGGATTCTTGTAAGGTGTATCGAATTTGATGCTGCCTTCTTGGGTGGTGTTGCGAGACTGTTGCTCGATCAGGCCGGGGAGCACGTCTCCGTTGCGGCGAACGAGCGCGGTGAGCATGATTAAGGCGTCTGCGCTGTCGGGGGAAGCTCCACCATTGCGGGCCTTGTATTGCTCCTTGGCCTCTACCTTTATCTTTCCGCTCTTAGCCGTGGCGTAGCGGCGGCTAGTAAGCTCGGTATTGATTGGGCTAGTCGGGATGATGGGATTGATTAGGATCGCGCAGCAGCGCGGGTCGATCCATCGTCTAAACGTCCACCACATCTCGGACATGATGCCTTCGCATTGGGCGTCCGCGCCGTCCAAGTCCTCGGAGACGATCTTTTGTGACGTAGCCTTCTCGTTCCATGAGATGCCTTGCGATGCTCCCCAAATCTTATTGAGGTGAGAATGGACGCCTAGACCTATAGAGGTCTTGTCGATAATGAGGTTTTCGGGCTTGATATTTAGCATCCGGCAGCGACCAATGATCTCTTCGGCCATCTTAGTCGTGTCGTCGTGCTTAGCCATCGGCAGGATTTGATCTATCTGCAAGACATAGCGCGGTTTATCTAACGCTACGTTCGTCCTGTCCTTGAACGTGGTGAACACGCCCATATGGTTACGCCAGCCGGAAGCGCGGCCCCACCTTGCAACTGCCATCTGCGCGGAGTCCTTGCCCATGAACGCCAAGTCAACCGATCCCATAATTGTAGGTTGGTCGATAAAGGTGCATTCCCCACGAGCTTCGTTGGGCCAGCCGGGAGGAATGAGGGTATTGATCGAGCCCTTCATCGGAGGCCAGCCGCGAGCGAAACATGAGTAGTTGGCCGACGAATCTCCACCTGCTTTCAGGTAGGACATGAAACCCTCGTAGGTTTGGAGGCCCTCGTAAATCTTCTTCTTTTGGATTACATTCTCAGACTTAGCTGCGTCCAAGCGACATACGCGCCAATCGGCCTTGCTCACCCAATCGTAGAGCGTGTCCATGTCCTCCGAGTTCCAGCCTTGTTCCGGCTCTGCCATCTGGACGACGAGCTGGGATGTGGACTCTGGATTAAAGGCTACTACCACCTTGATAAGCTCGGCTCCGGTCTTGGACGCGACGAGAGAGTTAAAGTCCTTGAACGGACCGCCCGGCCAGTTCTGGCCTTCGTCCCCTAGAACGCGCAGGCGTGACATTACTCCGAACTTAGGGTGGCGTTTGGTGCGGACAGGCTTGGCTTTGTAGCCCTTGAATTGCCCGGATGTTTCTTGGGATTGCTTGAATGCGATACCCGAGATTCCAAACTCGTAACCGGCTTCCTTTACGCCCATCCAAAGATCGGAGTCGCGGACCTGAATATCGTAACGCGACGGGATTAGGCAGTTGCGATAAAGCGTTGCTACGTGAGCAAATAGATTCTTGCGAAGGTGATCCTCGTTAATGGCAGCTAGCTTGACCGTTGTGTAGAGCGGATCGCGGAGGTAATCGAGAAGCATGAACGCTCCCGCACTGTAGGTCTTTGACATCGAGCTTGCGCCGATCAGGAGGATTGTTGAACCCTCTCGTAGAGCGATGAAAACACGCTTAACCGACTCGGGTTCAGTGTTGAAGATGTCGGGTCCCCATTGGAGGGTTGCGGCTTCTAGGTAGAGTTCCGCATCCAGTAGATATTGGAACAGGTTACGGAGAACCGATACCGCTTCCGTTTTGGTTGAGACCTCCTTATTCTTTCCGGCCAGCTTGAGGGCAAGCGTAGCCGCAGCTATCCACTTGTCGTCAACCAATAGGCTATGGACCGCCTTTAGGTCTTCGATCTTCATCCGGTCTTTTCAGGGGTATCGGGTGCCGCGAAATCTACTTCGTCGGCTTGCACGTCGGCATCCACCACAGGCTTAGGTGTTTGGATGGGTTCGGCGGCTTCGTAAACGTCCTTGGACATACCCGCGATGTTCTTAACGGCCATGGCTAGGTCGTTAAGCTCTTTCGGGGTGAGGGTTTGCTCTCCGTCCTTGTAGGACTTAATGGCCAATTGGATGGCTTGCCGCATTTGAGCAGCAAGTATCTTGTTCGCATTCGCATTCTCGTTCTTGTCGAACGGGACTACGAGGGTTTGTCCGTCGATTACAACCCGAGTTGCGTTCGGAAGGAGAGCTGCTTCTGTCGATGTTTTTCCCTTGGCCATTTTTAAGTTGTGATGGATAGCGTTTGCCTGAGTTGCCGGGGATGCCGACGTATCGGACGTAGCTCATTTTGCCGCCAAACCTTCTACTCCTCGTGCCTTGCGGTCATTGGTGCGCTTGTTGAGCCACATGAGCGACTCCTCAAGCTTGGTGACAACGATAGCATTCTCGCGGCACGGGAACTTGGAGTTGAGGTATTGGATGCGGTCGATAAGAACGGCGAGCACCTCTTCGTTGGTGGTGCCGTCATTCACCAGCTCAAGAGCGTTTGATCCGATGATTACGGACGGACGCTTCTCGATGAATTGGAGCGTTTGCGCGGGACCGCCCTCAAATGAGGCGAGTTCGTATTTATGACCTGTCGTTAGGATTTTCATTGTTGTTTTACGTAGTAAGTTACGACCTGCTTTCGGGAGGCGTATTGCTTGGTGCCTAGAATCGTTTTATAGCCACTTTGAGTCGAAAGCCATCTCCTGATGGTCCCGTGGCTTACATTGGCCGCTTTTGCCATCTCTTCGATGGTTAAACCGCCTTCTGGTCGGCCTTGTGGTTTGGTTTGTTCGTATTGCTTAAGGAAGTCGGCTTCGATTGCCGCGAATGGCTTGGTTCCGACGACCTCTTGCTGTTTTTCTCCGAGGCCCTTCGGGAAGAATCCGCCATCAAGATTAACACAGTTCAATCGCTTGCGCCTCCGGCGTTTTGAAGGTTTTAACTACGACCTCGGGAAGCTCACCGTAAGACTTGTCGGAGTAGTCCAAGATGACGACTCCGGGGTTGGTGCGGGCTTGGCTGACGACCTTGTGGCCGAAGCGGGTGAGTCCTTGAAAGGGAGGCGTAACGACGAGCAATCCGTTTGTGTCCTGATAGAGACCGTATTTGTGGCGGTGGCTACACACGACGACTCGCGGAATCTTTTCTCCGTTATTGACGGCCTCCACCTGCTCTTCTGCAAGGTTTGCGGATAGCTGGGTTCCAGCGAGTCCTCTACGAACTGAAGTGCCAATATGGTGGCGGAAGACATGGCGGATTCCATTGAGTTCTAACACAAGTCGGTCAAAGGCATGATTGCCGGTTTGCTCGTCACGCACGCAACCGAGCGCAGCACCGAGCCCGTTCTCGCTCGCGGCAGTATGGCATTCGGTCCCTTTAACCATGAAAGAGGCCGCAGCGGAGCCAACAAACGGCGAGAGGATTTCTTTGGCTGCTTTGATTTGGTCGTCAACGAGCGGGCTCCAGATTTCTTTGGTTCCATGATGAATGCCTTCGATTACGTCTCCGTTCAAAACCACGGCGTAAGGTTCATCACCGACCTGCTCTTGGATGAACGTATTCGCCTTCTCCCAACAAAGCCAAAGCCACTCCTGCATGGCATTCAGCTTGATTCCATTTCCCTCTACCGTGACAAAACCGGGGTGCAAAAGACCCTTGGTTGATCCGATGTGAAAGTCGGAGGCCACTACCAGCTTCCGTATCGGTTGATGCTTTGTATGTGCCATGAGCTTGTGGGTGTATCAGAAATTGAAGTTCCTTTTAGTTGTCAACCCTCTTTTTAACACCGACCTCAACATTACGGCTACGACTTCTTTTTCGGCTACCCTTTCGCTTTGTGCCGCGATCCGCGCATTCGGATACACCTTGGACCGCCGAATAACCCTAGAGCCCTTGGGTTATTGGTTATTACTTTTTAGTAAGTAATTTAGATTTAAGATTAAGTTATTTTTAATCTAAGAATCTTAACACCGTAGGGATAATCTTAACCCTTCTGCCTTGAAACATCGCAATGAGATGTTTCTCTCTTTGGGTTGTTTCGTTGTCTTATTCCCCGTGCGGATTGGACGTTTTATGTGAAGTTTTCGATGTCGGTGTCAACGATAAAACGCTTTTTATTACGTAAGTTGATGGTAGATGAATGAATTAAACTTGTGTTGGATTGTCCCGGATGATGCGAGTAATCACCAGTTTTTCCTTAGATTTCGCACTCCAATCCCAGAGACCAGAGCGTTCCAGCCGTTTACGGTCGTAGGCTTCATCCTGCTTTCCATGGATGATGCGGATCATGTTTCTGCGAGCTGCTTCTTGCTTCCATTCAGGCAAAGCAGCGATAGCCGCTTCCTGTGCAGGGTAGAGTCTAACGCTGGGTCTTTTCTTGGATATGCTATGCATTTGTTAAAGGTCGCCGCTTCGTATTGAATACGGCTTAGTTTCGGGGACCATAATTGTGGGTCGCCGGTCAACGACAAGCTCTTTCGTTCTTCCGGGAATAATTCTCCCGAAATCATCCCTTGGGTAGTCCTTTCGCATGGCAGCCGCGATACGGGAGTGTTCGGGCGCGCACCACCCATCACGGGTCTTGGGCCTCCAACGACGGGGCGTTAAGTTAGATGATTCTTGAGTCATTGGTTTAGGTGCTTGCCGTTCTTCCGGCTCGAATGTCCAGCGATACATGTTATTTATGGATGAAAGGTAGGTGGGCGGGGTGGCGGGCCTCCTTAACGGAGAACGATGCCGGGACAGATGGAGGGGCCTTGGGCTTGCGAAGCAGCTTAAGCCCGATTTCGGAGTTAAGCCTATTCCCCTTCTCAGAGTTAATCGACTTGTCGCAAAGCACCATATTCTCCCAAGAGTCTTTACCTCCCCTTGATTTAGGGGTGACGTGATCGAGGTTTCCTTGGCGTTTAACGAGCTTTTTGCCGGAATACTGGCATACACCCCCATCGCGCTCCCAAATGGCCGTAGGGCTAAGCCTTGGCGTTTTAAGAGGCATCTTGCCGTAAACCGGATTTACCAGAACAAGCGGAACGCGGATACGACCTGTTTTCGTTCCAATTGACAGGTGTGAGTCATCAACGGGAAGCTTGATCCACTCATCCCAGCTTACGGCATGAGACACGATGGCGTTGCCCTCTTCATCGAAGGTGATGTCCACGGCTAGCGCTGGCGGGTTCTTTCCGTCGGTTCCAGTAAGTGCAACTATTGCTTGTCTTACGGTCCGGTATCCCAGCGGGCTCCAAGCAGAGTTCAATGAGAGAACCACCTGCTTATCGAGAATACTTGAGTCGCTCATATTTATCCTTTAAGCGCTACACCGTGGGCATAAGGCGTATGAGTTCAAGTCTTAAATTGGCGGTAGGTCGAGCAGTCGAAGCCCAAGCCTTGCGGCTCCCTTGCATTAGCAATGCAGTCTAGCATCCTCGCTAGTTGGCCTACCATAAATGGCGGAAGGTGATACGCATCGAACGATTTGCGGGTTACGCAACTATAGTTTTCGATTAAAGTGGCGGAAGGTAAAGGAGTCGAACCATTGCGCTTATTCATCGCAGCGACGCTTTTCAAGAGCGTTTGCCTCCACAGGCGCTACCTTCCATAAATTCATACTGGATAGAACCTAATCAATACCTCTTCATCATCGTATGATCCATTCGCTTCTACGGGCACATATCCGTAGTTCCAGAGCGCGGCCAACCGATAGATGTCGGGAGTTAGGTCCTTTGTTACGATCATCTCAAAAGACAACCGTTCCGCCGTCATATCGTGAAAGTAGTCGATTGATTTGTTCATTGGGTTAAAGTGGTTTTCCCTCCGAGGTTCCAACTCGGCCCTCAACTTTAGGAAAGTCGCGTGATATGCAAATTCACCAAGGGAAAGTGGTGCCATCGGGAGGAATCTAACCCCCAACTCTTGGTTCGTAGCCGAGCGTGATATACGTTTCACTACGATGGCATAAATTGGTCCACCCGCCCGGACTCTCACCGGGATCATGCCGCTTAGAAGGCGGCTACTCTATATAGTTGAGCTACGAGGGGAAATTTGGGTGCCCAGCGAGGATCGAACTCGCGCCTTCGCCATCACAAGGCGAAATCCTCCCGCTAGACCATGGGCACCATAGAAATGGAGCACGCAGCAGGATTCGAACCCGCGACCCGCTGTTTACAAAACAGCAGCTCTTCCAACTGAGCTATGCGTGCAAAATGGTAGTCTCGCCCGGAGTTGAACCGAGAAAACGCTCGTTTTGAGTGAGCGATGTATGCCAATTCCAATCAATTCCGCATGGTAGGGCCAGCGAGAATCGAACTCGCGTCGCAAGGGTGAAAACCTCGCATCCTAGCCGCTAGACGATGACCCCATAAAGTGGTGGCGCTACTCGGGAGTCGAACCGAGCTTTTGATATTGAGAATATCGTGTCCTTTCCAAACATAGACGATAGCGCCATAAATTGGTGCCGGTGATAGGAGTCGAACCTACATTGTTAATTGCTTCTAAGGCAACCGCGAAGCCATTTTCGCAACACCGGCATAAAGTGGAGCCAGTTGCGGGAGTCGAACCCGCCGCGTTTACATTACCAATGTAACGTTCATCCCACGAGAACTTAACCGGCATGGATGGAGATATGAGAATCGGACTCATGCATAGAGCTTATGAAACTCCCGTTCTGCCACTGAACTAATCTCCAATAGAAATGGTGGTCCGGGGGAGAGTCGAACTCCCAACCTTCGCTTTAAGAGAGCGCTATTCTGCCGTATTGAAATACCGAACCGTAAATTGTAACCCTACGTTTTAACCGCTTTGTCATGCTCAAGCGGGGGCCTAAGCGTCCCAGAAGGTGTAGCGCGATGTTGGTCATCACCCTAGTCGGATAACCCTCGACCTAGTGGCTTAAGATGGCAGGCGATGCTAGAATCGAACTAGCTTAAACTGCGGTCAGGGCGCAGTGGACAACCAATATCCCAATCGCCAACAAAAAAGAAAGCGCCGATTTTTCCCGCTCGGCACTACACGGCCATCTATCAAAAGATGGAGGACCCCAGAAAGTGGCTGAGTCGCTTGGAATCGGACCAAGAATTTGAGGGTCAAAGCCTCTCGTGTTACCACTACACTACGACTCAATAAAATGGCTGCTCGTCTTGGGATCGAACCAAGGATTCTGAGGTAACAACTCAGCATGATGCCGCTTCATTAACGAGCAATAAAATGGTGCCCAGAGCAGGGATCGAACCTGCGATCAACTGGATGTAAGCCAGCTGCGATACCGCTTCGCTATCCGGGCGTAAAATTGGTCGGATGGTTGAGTGCCGCTCAACGCCTACGGGAGCGACCCGCTGTTCTGTGATGACGCTTGAACTACATCCGAAATGACGCGAGCCCCAACCGTTAGGTTGGTTTATATTGAAGTGATCGTTGTCCTATCCGGTCTAGCCGGGGTTCTCATAGAATGGCGGGCATACGGGAAATCGAATCCCGGATTGTTGATCGACAGTCAACCGATGTTACCACTACACTATATGCCCAAAACTGGTCCTCCATCCGGCTAATTAGACCGAGAGCGCGCTCACTGGAGGATAGAATGGTCGGCCACCGCAGAATTGAACTGCGTCAAATCCGCCCCAAACGGATCGTGCTACCGTAACACTTGTGACCGATAAAATGGATGCAGGCTCCGATTCGATACGGAATCCCCGACGTATGAAGACGGGATGCTCTTTACACCAACCTGCAATAAAAGTTATGGTGTTTTGGGCCGGAGCCAGCGACAACACCGAACGCTACACACATGAACACACACAAACAAAGGTGGTGGTGAATGCAGGGATCGGACCCGCAACTCCTGCGTTTCAAGCAGGCGCTTTCCCATTGAAGCTAATTCACCGAAATTGAAGGATGCGATTTTTAGGCCGCGATCCTTGTTGTTTACTTGGCTCCGCTCTTACTTGGGAACACTAGTGCCCAAAGCGTTACATATAAGCTAATTACTATTGCCATTATCATAAATTATCGGACCACGTTCCATCTTCGTAATGAAGCTTCCTGTGGCAATTGCTGCATATCACCTTACACTTTGCTACTTCTGCCTCAATCTTCTTTTGTGATAGGCATTGCGATGCCATTCTCGATATCGTAAATTCTTTTGCGCTACTATCGACGTGATGGAAATCTAGCGCTGCAACGTGCGACTCTCCGCATATGTAGCATGGGGACGAGCGCTTGACGCCCAAAAGAAACTCGCGTATCTTTGCGGATCGCCCCTTCCTCCACGCACCTAGCGTATTCTTATACTTCGGGTAATAAGAATTTTTCATAAAAAGCCGCTTCTTTTCGCGGATTGCGGCTTGCTGTTCCGGCGTAAGCTCGGACACAGGAGTATATTTTCTTTTTTTCACAAACCCACAATGCATAACACCCATAACATGTCAATGATTTATGGACGTAGCCGTTAGCAGGACTGCGACTACCATAAACTAAAGTGGCGAGCGGACTAGGATTCGAGCCTAGAACTAGAGTTTTGGAGGCTCCTGTTTTACCAATTGAAACTATCCGCCCGTAAAGTGGTAGTCCCAAGAGGAGTCGAACCTCTACCTCGCGCTAATCGGGCGCGGACGCTACCATTACGTCATAGGACCATAAAGAAACTAGATTGCGCAAGGGCCTTAGTCTGCGCCTCTTCCCCGGATTTTACTCAATCTAAAGTGGTGGGTATCGCCGGAGTCGAACCAGCTAGGGGGCGCGTTTACAGCGCGCTGCATTACCGTTCTGCCAGACACCCAAAAGATGGTCCATATTGTTTCAGCATCCACCTCTCGGATACTTTCCGATGGTTTGGTCCCGGAGCGGGGAGTGGTGCGCCATGCAGGAATCGAACCCGCGAATACGCATTGGAAGTGCGTCATCTTACCATTAAATGAATGGCGCGAAAGTGGTGGACGCAGGAGAGTTTTGAACTCTCAACCTCCGAGGTGCAAGCTCGGCGCTCTACCAATTGAGCTACTGGCCCATAAAAAGTGGAGTAGCGGACAGGAATCGAACCTGCTTATTCAGGGTTGCAACCTGACATCTGGCCATTTGATTTCCGCTACATGGTGGGTCCAGAGGGAGTCAAACCCTCTCGTCATCGCTTAAAAGGCGAGAATGCAATCGTTACATCTTGGACCCATTTGAGCCCCCGGTTGAATACGGAGCGCTCTAAAAGAACAACTAAACTCACACGTAACCTCTGGGTTGCTCGTGCATCCAAGTTCCTTTCGGACCTTCTTAAGATGCCAGCTTTTGCTGCCTTCGCTGGTGCTATTGAGTCGTAAGTGATTGATTGGCTCACCTTGGCCCTTGTAACTCTAACGAGATGCTACAAAGGTTAGTTCTTTCATGTTTGCAAGCTTTTTCCATCTATTTTGATCGCAGTCACACGCAAATCCCTTTCTGCCATCAACTTGCGTAATTTGTTTGTGGCCAAAGTAATGCGCAGGCTTGTTTTTCCTAAATTCCTTTGCGCAATATCCCTGAATGCCAGAGAATCCGAGTAGTTGCGCGGCCCTTTGTGCAACCGCTGGATTTCCGTAATTTATGACCATAAATAGCTTCTGGCCGTTTAGATCAAACTCTCTGGACAGAATATCGACATGTTTCGCGGTTAGCTTGTCGTGGATTCTGCGGCGATGAATCTTCTTTATTCCGCGCTTCTTGGATGGCTTGTGTTCTGCGGCGTGATGCGCCTTGTGACAATCGCGGCACAATACCTCAAGATCATCCATCAATTCGTTGCCTCCCCATCTCGCGTAGGTCTTATGGTGGACATCGGTTCCGTGCTCCTTGCAGCGATTGCAAGTGCAGCCGTAAAGTGACAGCGCCTCCTCGCGCTTCTTCGCCCACACAGGCGAGCGAAGATATGCGCGATGAAGGACTTGGTTATGGCTTAGGAGGTTCATTTCGCTCGTGTAATTTTACAAACTCCTTAAGCTCAACATCTAACGCATTATTAAGTTCTCCAAGAAGATACAGCTTCTTTGCCCGGTATTCCTTCGCCATCTCGGTTAAGGTTTCCCTGATCTTGTCAGATCGCTTCATTTGGTGTTCCTCCCTACTTTGATACACGTCTTGAGGCCCGCGTGCTTAAGCCAAGCCGTAGCCTTCATCGTAGCTTTCTGGCATTCTTCATCTACCAAGCATTCCAATTCATCATCCCATTTGTCGGGGTAGTTAAGTGCCGTCATCACCATGGATGACTTGGCGATTACGCCGGGAATGAACTCATTGCAGATTCCGCAGCGGACGTTTCCTTGCTCAACAACAGTAGCGCTCATAGTGGGACGACAAAGTATTGTCGATTCTGGCCGTTTTCAAATCGGATAAGGTTTCTCTTCAAAAGCCAATCTAGGCTTGATACGTAATTCGGACCCATCTTTGACCTGACATCAAAGGAGGTGGCTCCGGGGTTTTGAGCGATGAAGCGCCGGACCTCTTTGGCGGCTAGCGCTGTCTTCGCTTGTTTGGGGGTTCTGCCAGCCACCCATTCTTCTTGGGCGAAGGTATAATTATCCCCCTCCTCTCGTTTAGCTTTCATCTGAGTCCATTCTTGCCGCGAGTTCACGGCGCTCTTTCGTGTTGCGGTGGTTGTGTTTATTCAGTTGGCCGAGACGCCCGACCTTCTTGGGGGTCTTCGAGAGAAGCCACCAGAACGGAGGCTTCGGCGCTTTGTTGAGTTTCTTGATTTGCATGTCGTCCTCCAAAAACACCCGCCTCAAAAATAAAGCAAGGATGATTTGAAAAATAGTTGACGAAATTGAATCGAAGAGAAATCGTGACCTCGTGAAAAACAAAAAGATCATCGTCTCTCTCGCATTCCTTGGTGGATTGCTTTTTGGGTTGGTTCCTATTCTTGCTTATGGCGGGCTTCTCTTTTCAGGGTTGGCCGCGCTTACGTTCTCCAGCTTGATCCTGTCGGTGCTGGCTAAGCTAGTTTGGATTGCGCTGTTCCTTGCGTTCCTGCTTCCTCCTGTCGTTGGATTCGTAACCGCCCAGTTTCTCGTTGGATTTGCGGAGGTTGTTGATCTGCTTTGGGCTCGCGACCGTAAGGACGAGCAAGAGTTTGCCAAAGACCTGCCTGAGATTCCCGCTACCGACAAGGAGGCGAAATGAGCCGGTATCGCATCCGTTACTCTTATGAGACGGCTCCTTGTGCGATTATGACCCGCGATCTTGGGGCTACGAGTCCCATCGCGGCACTTAATCAGTTTCATACGACCATGCAGATAGATGACGGGGTGGACGCCAAGGCGTATTCGGTTAAAGGCGTAAGCATGATCTACGCGGCTAATGCCTTTCAGCGGACAGGAGAAGAGATGGTTGAATCGGAATTTGACTTGCCAAAGTGCGCAAATCCTATTCTCAAGAAGAAGCTGGATGCGCCGGGGATCAAGCAGGAGACTTGGTTTTGAGGTTCGCGGCCATCACCGACAAGGATTGGGAGCGGGAGCTTAGACTCTCCCGTTCTCACAAAAACAAAATATCAGAAAGGATTAAGGAAATCATATGCGCGCGTGCCTCATTTCAGACACCCATGGTAGCCATTACGGGATTAAAGTCCCGCCAAGCGATCTGCTCGTCCATTGTGGCGACTGCTCCTCGCACGGAGGACTAGTCGATACCATCGACTTCCTTAAGTGGTTCGAGAAGCAACCTGCGACCGAAAAGGTGTTCTGCGCCGGGAACCACGACTGGATTTTTGAAAAGGAGCCGGGACTTGCGCGTAAGCTTATTGCGGAATACGCTCCGTCGGCTCGCTACCTAGAGGATCATGGCGAGCGGATTGCGGGTATCTACGTTTGGGGTAGCCCTTACCAGCCCGCGTTTATGAATTGGGCCTTCAACGTGGAGCGTGGCGATCCAATCAAGAAGCATTGGGATAAGATTCCGCATGGAGTTGATCTCCTGATTACTCACGGTCCTGCTTACGGAATCTTAGACCAAAGCAAGAATCATCCAGATGCCGACCATCTTGGATGTGAGGAGCTGGCTAAATGCATTAAGCGTATCAAACCGCGCGTCCACGCCTTTGGCCACATTCACGGAGGCCATGGTCTTCACGCCCACGACGGAATCTTGTCGATTAACGCCAGCGTTATGGACGAGGACTACAGCATCATTCACAGCCCGGTTATCGTAAATCTATGAACACAAACAACGAAAAGACACCAGAACAGGTAGCCAGAACGGCTGCCATCCAAAAAACAATCGAGATTGGCATTTGCATACTTGGGTTGACCGCACTCTTCCTCGCCCTAGTGGGCTGCACGCCAAAACGCGGGGATGTTCCGACCTATTGGGGCAATACCCCTCAACAGGCGCTAGAAGCCTCTAAATTGCACGCGAGGGACATCGGCGGTGCGTATAGTATCATCCTTCCAACGGGTTCGATGGAGCCCAAGATTACGGGCGGGGATTACATCGTTTACGTCAATAGGCCCTATTCCTCGGTTAAGGTTGGGATGCTGGCCATTTACAAGGCGAGGTGGTTGCCGCCAAAGTCATCGCAGGTTTGCCATTGGGTATCCGCCAAGCAGGGGGATGAATGGATTATGGACGGGGAGGCGAACCGGGCATACGAGAATAAGCGGGATCAGCTCATGGGAGAGAAGGAGTTTATTGGAGAGGTCGTTGCCATCTACACCACAAGGGAGAAGCCATGAAACTACGAATTAGACAGCAAGGACGTGGGTTCTTCCCGCAAAGAAAGACGCTTATCGGATGGACTTATTTTGACGCTGAATCCGCGGGCGAGTTCTTCGTTTGCTACCTTAATATCGAAGATGCTCGCGCGTTTCTTGATGAAGTTTCATCAGGATTAAGGGATAATCGAGGCGCGCGTCAAAAACCGAAAGATGTCGATGTTGTTCACCCATACCCATGAAACTTAGAATCCTAGAAAAGAAATACCGGATAGAGTCGGTGTTTTACATCCAACAGCAAGAAGGTGATACTTGGTGCGATCTCCTTAATTGGGGGCCGTATCTTGCGCTTGAGAATGCGCGGTCGGCTTGCGAGCGGATAAGCGCCCCGCCACCCAAACCTAACCACAAAGAAATCATCCACGACTATCCATGAGACATAAAGTATTCACCATAAATCCGGTTATATTCCCATTAGTCTTCACGTTTTGCGTTGGTCCACGACCTACGGATAAGGAGGCTGGTAGGTATTGCCGGTTGGAGCTTTGGAACGGGGCTGGGGACCCTCCCAGCGTAGGAGACGGCGCGGCGGCTACCATCAACTTCAGTTCCGGTAGTTTTATTTGGCTTCCAAGTGGAAGTAAGCACAAGCTCCACGAGTATTTTGCCCATGAGTTGGTTCATGTATTGACCAATTCAGCCAAGCTGCTTTGCCAACCGATGAATCACGAAACCGACGAGATGCACGCGTATCTTGCCGGATGGATAGCCAAGGAGTTCTACAAGCAAATCAAATGAAAATAACCAAAACGATAGACGTTAGCCACTTAACCGACGAGCAGATCGCGGCCTTCCTAAAAGGAGACACCAACCAAAAGAAGGTGGACGATGCCAGAATGGTAATCGAAAGAGCCATTAAGACATTACGGATGGGTAGGGATATTGGGTATTTCACCCAAACAGGAGTCGAGATAGCCGATGCGGTAGAGAAGTTCGCCAAGGATCGCGGCATCCTGTAGTGATTCCTTTCGATTCTAGCCAAAAAGAACCCTTGGTCCATAAGAAGACCAAGGGTTCTTTGTTTGTGGCCTTAAAAGCCAAGGAAAGGCTATTCTTGGTTGAACTCGTTGGACTTAGCCTTGATCGCGGCCTCCACCGTCAAGCATCTGTTCCTCCAGTACTTGGTCTTCTCTTCTTCTGCCATAGCCAAGCAATCCTCCATATCCCGATTCGCGGCCACCAACTGAAGACTTAATTCTTCACACTTGTTGTAGGCGTCGGTGTAGGCTTTCGTCATATTCTCTAGGTCCTTTCTTAACTTATCATCCTCAATCAGAACCTTCTTCTCCACGGGCCCAGATGGAACCTCCAAGGTTCGCGGCCCACCTTCTGCGATGGACCTAAGCACCTCAGCCATAGCCGGTGATACCCGTTTAGCAAATAGAACATTCCCCAATGCAGGGCGTCCGCGTTTCTTCCCTGAATATCCTTTGCTTGCGACCGTCTTCACGTTGTAGCCGGTTAGCGGATTGAGCGAATCAAACTTGTCCATATACTCGGCCTCAAGAACTTCGCACTTTCCCGGCTGACACTCCTCCAGCAGCTCGTAGCTGAATCCATTTGGACCATTCTTATCCCAGTCCCCTTGCCGTCCCCCTCGTTCACCTTGTCTTGCCCCTTGCCACCAATGGCCATTGACCCCCACCACCCCCTAGAAGACGACCCCGACCAAGGGGCCTACGGGCAGAAAGGCACTGTATGAAACGTCACGCACGTGAAAGATGGTTTTTCTATTCCATAGGGCCTACCCCTTGTAGATTTGGCTCAATAAATTTTATTTTGCTTAGTATTTATGTTGCTA